GAGAGCTAGCATTTAAGCGGTTCTGCGAGCCGTGAAAAATAATTGAAAATAATTATTTACAAGAATCAAAAAGCGTGAGATATTAAAAACATCAAAGGGGATGACCTCCGGAGATAGAAAAAAAAAGAAAAAACAAAATGAAAATATTAAACACCACCACCGGCCAAATCGAAGAACTCACCCACAGCGGATACGACTGCGACTGCGTGCCTGATTTAATCGCGGACGACTCCACGATCACCTGGAACGAAGATGCAGAGATGATGCAAGGGGATGCAGACTCCATTGCATGGTGGAGGACTTACCTCGCCGCCGATGCGGAATACATGGAAGCCAAATCTGATCTGGTCGAGACCCTCGACTACGACGAAAAAGACGATCTGGAAATGCTACTAAGCGACGCTATGCACTGCGACATGGAAGACCAGCCCGCTGCTGGAATGCGCGTCATCAGCGAATGGATCGCCGATGCAAAATAAAAAACCAACACACGGCGGCCAGCGCAAAGGCGCAGGCCGCAAGGCCGGATCGGGCAAGGGGCGCACGGTCATATCGAAGTCGGTAGCGATGACGGCGGATAGCTGGGCACGGCTCGACGCCGTGCGCGGCACGATGTCGCGGGGCAAATATCTCGGCAGTTGCTTTTGACACTTCCACAAAAGTAACAACACCCGCGACGCCTCTCCACGGAAGCGCACCAATGCGGGTTATCTTTTTGACATCGCCAACATTTAAATGGCGATGAACAAATCATTCTTCGGTCTGCCGGTTGCAACTCTGCAAGAATTACAGACCGATTTCACGGCTTGCTTAAAAGCTATTGCCATTGCAGGGGCGAGCTACAGCATCGCAGGCCGAAGCTTCACGAGAGCCAATCTTGCCGAGGTCGCGCAGACCATCAAAGAGTTGCAAGCCGCTATTGACAACGCGAGCGGGAATAGGGTATCACGTTACACGCCGACCTTCCCAACACAGAGACCATGACGCAAGACCTACTTACCAAAGCCATTTCGTTCGTCTCTCCGAAAGCCGCTCTTGACCGCATGGTCAACCAGGCGAAGTTGCGCAACTTCGGTCGCTTCGACTCAGCCTTGACTTCCGAGAAGCGAGGCATCTCGCGTGGCGTATCCGGTGGCGAGGACACGAGCGGAACTCGTGAGCGTTACTCGCTCATCCGCGCCGCTCGCGATCTTGCAGACAACTTTCCTCCTGTCCGTTCTCTCCTTTTAAAATTTGCAACCTACGTTTCGGGGCGCATCGCCTATCAGGCACGCACCGGCAACCGCGAAGCGGACACCGCCATCGAACGCTACTGGCAGAAATGGTGCAACGATTGCGATTTTCTAGGCCGTCACAATTTCACAACGCTCTTACAACTCGCAGTCACCGCAATGCTTCGCGATGGCGACTGCGGATTCATCATCGTCCGCGACAAAGAGAATTTAAAACTACAAAGCGTGGAGGCCGATCGCATCGGTTCGCCTTACGACCAAACAGATACAGACAGATATATTGGAGGCATCAATACCGACGAATATGGAAGACCCATTTCATACACTATTTTCACGCGCACTATCAACAACCAGTATATTTCTCCTGTTGATATTGTTGCAAAAGAGTTTATCCACTTATTCGACGCCGCACGGTTGGACGAATATCGTGGGCGAAGTGCTTTCGCTACTGCGTTAAACGCAACGCGCGATCTGCAAGAAGCTATCAAAGCCGAAGTGCAAGCGATCAAATACGCTTCGTATCAAAGCGGAGTTATCACCACCGAATCAGGCGCGGCAGACGCTGGCGACTATTTCGCTCGCGGCAACACGAACGACCAAGGACAGGTCGCACGCTTGCAGTCTCTCGATCCTGGCACGGTCAACTATCTGAGCGCAGGCGAGAAAATGGAAATGTTCAAGAGCGACAGACCGACCGGAGCATTCGGAGAGTTCATCCGCTTGGTGCAGGCGCACATTTGCATGGCAGTCGGTCTTCCCTACGGATTCGCATTCGATGCCGACAAGTCTGGCCCTATGGCTCGCATGGAGGCCGCGATGGCCGAGCGCACGTTCCTCCGGTGGCGTGGACTCTTGGAAGGTCAGTTTTTAAACCGAATCAAAAATGTTATCCTTCTCGACGCCGCATCTCGCGGACTCATTCCAGATTCCGAATACCTGCTCGATGGCCGCTGGTGCTGGCCTGCCAAAGTTTCGATTGACTACGGGCGCGAAGCCAATGCCGATATTGCACTTTGGAAAGCTGGCTTAAAAACAGCCGGACAAATCTACAGCGACATGGGCGAGGACTACGAAGAAGCACTTCGCGCAAGAGCGAAGGAAGCCAACATGATCAAGGAACTCGGTCAAGAGTTCGACATCCAACCAAACCGCATTTCAGACTCCGTTCCGATTACGACTATCGACGCAATCTTTGACGAGAGCAAAAACGAAGTTGCTCCGCTTATCGAGAGCATCGGCATCGGCGGCACGGATGCGCTTGCTGGCATCCTCTCGGCATTTGGTCGCGGCGAACTTTCAGCGGAACAAATTGCAGTCATCCTTCGCGTTGTCTTCGGAATGGACGAAGCAAGCGCAAGCAAAATCATCAACGCCGATCCAGTAAAGCCGCAGGCAGAACCAGCACCGTCCGCATTCGAGGCCGACCAGAACAAGCCTAGCAAGGGCATGATCGAGGAGGCCGCTCGTGGCTTAAAGTGGCGCGAAGCATACAACCGAGGAGGAACCGCCGTAGGCGTTGCACGCGCTCGCGACATCAGCAACGGAAAGAATTTGTCGGACGATACCGTTAAAAGAATGCACTCGTTTTTTTCACGCCACGAAGTCGATAAAAAGGGGCAGGGCTTTACACCAGATGAAGACGGGTTCCCATCCGCAGGCCGCATTGCATGGGCTTTGTGGGGCGGAGACGCAGGGCAAGTGTGGGCCGCCGATAAGGTCAAAGGAATGCAGGCATCGCAGCCCGAACAGATGAAAGTATCGCTCGCCGTTCGCGACACATTCGGACGCATTACAGGATTTGAAACAAAGCATGAGCTTGTCATGCCGACACCCGAAAGAAACGAAGAGCAAGACGACTTTATAGGCCGCTGCATGGTGAGCGGAACAATGACGAGCGAATATCCAGACGAGAGCCAGCGCGTAGCCGTATGCTCTGCACAATGGGAGAAAAAATAATGATAATCCACGGCATAGCACTCGAAGCAAAAAAAGCACTCATCACCGGCGTCCACCAACCCGGCGATGATTACCGGATCGCGCTTTACAGCGCATCGGCAAAGATCGGGCCGACGACAAAAGCGTACACAACCGAAGGCGAGATCAAAGGTATGGGCTACAACGCTGGAGGCGTAGCACTCAAGGGACACCGCACAGGGATTATAGGCAAAAATGCCTTTATAACATTTGATGATGTCGTCCTAAAATCTGCAACATTCGCGGCAGCAGGCGCGATGATTTACAACTCCTCCAAAGGCAACGCTGCGCTTATCGTCTTGAGCATCGGGTCCGAAAAACACGTTTACAACAGCACGTTTGAACTCAAGTTCCCCAAGCCAACCGAAACCAGCGCACTCATTCTTTTAGCTTAAATATGAAACCAACAAATCCAATCGTGATCGACGGCAAGACCTACGATCTTTATACAATGACACTCGCAACCGCGAGTCGCTACAACTCGCCAGACCAGCAAGACGCAAGCGTTGTATTGACGCTCACGCCGACACGATTTGAAGGCGACCAAGTTGAGCAGTCGCAAGAAAACAATCGCACGGTTCTTTTCGGTTCGCTCGCCTCCGCTTCGCAACCAGCAATCGTCGCGGTCGATGAAGTATCCGCCGCAATCCAAAAATTCATTTTCGCGGAAGGGCTTTAAAATATGGCCGTCATCAAAGCTCAAGCATCTGGAAACTGGAGCGCAGTTGGAACATGGAGCGGCGGCGTAGTGCCAACGCTCAACGACACGGTCTACGCCAATAGCTTCACGGTAGCACTTGATCAGTCCATCGACTTAACAGGATCAACCGTGGATACGAGCGGATCGTTTATCGCTGGGCAAATCTACATGGTCGTTTCGGTCGGCACGACCAACTTTGCGCTCACAGCAAACTGCATTGCTCCAGGAACAAATGCAGGAACGGCAGTCGCGATCACCTCGGCTGTTGGGCAGATTTTCCAAGCGGTCAACGCAGGCACAGCGACCACGGGAACCGCTCGCAGAATGGGTGCGTTGTTGAACTACGTCAACACGCCGCTGACGATTGCGACAGGCGGGAGCTTCACGATGGCGGCAAGTTACAATATTACTGGCGCATACATTCAAGCAGGCTCTGCAAATTGCTTGACGGTCTCAGCCGCCGCAAGCTCAACGCTCGCAGGATGCCACGCGACAGGCTCGGCGTTTACGTTATCCACTCGCGCTATATCGTTCGGTTCCAGCGGCACGCTGACGCTCGACGGCATCATTGCGACAGGCGGCAGGGTGTCGGGAACAACGGTTGCAAATGGACCCCACGCGATTGAATCGACATCAGCGGCAGGAACGGTTGCATTTACAAATGCAAGCACGATCACGGGTGGGAGTGGGGGGGTTGCTATTGGCATCAACAACAACAGCACAGGCACGGTAACCATCACATCGAGTACGGTGACAGGTGGAAGTAGCGGCAGCACATACAGCATCAACAATAACAGCACGGGGGCGGTCGCCGTCACCTCAAGCACGGTGACAGGTGGGAGCAGTTCGTTTTCCTACGGCCTCAACAACACCAGCACAGGCACGGTCACGATCACTTCCAGCACCGTTACAGGTGGGAGCAGCAACGCATTTGGCATTCAAAACACCAGCACAGGCACGGTAACCGTCACATCGAGTACGGTGACGGGAGGGAGCGCGAGCAACGCCTACGGCCTCAGCAACGCCAGCACCGGCACAGTAACGGTCACCTCGACCACGCTGACAGGCGGGAGCGGGTCAACCGCGTACGGTCTCAACAACGCCAGCACCGGAACGGTCGTTTCGACAGGCGACATCACCGCCACCAACTCGGCAAATGGATTGGCATCAGCCAGCACAGCCGCCAGCGTCAAAGTTAGCGGTTCCCTCATCGGCAGCGTAAACGGAACGCCTGCCATCTATGCGGTCAAATATCTCATCGACCCAACTCCGACCACGGCAAAATTCCGCCAAGCAAAAAACGGATCAACGACCTACAGCGACTTCTTCACCGCCGACAACTCGCTCGGCCAAGCCGCGATCACAGACGTGCGCTTCGGCACAAGCTACGCAAGCGGAGCATTGACGGGCGTTGCCTACATTCCATCGGCTTCCAGCGTGGCATTCGGCGTGCCTGTAGATGCCACAACCGGCACGGCAACACTCACCGCCGCTGACGTGCGAGCCGCAATAGGCTTGGCAACAGCCAACCTCGATACGCAACTTGCCGCGATCCCAACCGCCATCACAAATGCGAACGCAGTATGGGACGAGTTGATGTCAAACCATACAACATCCGGCACATACGGCGGCAGGATCGTGCGTGCAATAAACAGCAACAACGAACTGCAACTCACCGGATCGCATCACGCCGCCGCAGACGTTCACGAATTTCAAGCAGCCGTCATTCAGTCCGTGGCCTTCGCGACAAGCGCAGTAACGCTTTTCACAGGCGCAATGCGAACTGAACTCACGCCAGAACTTACGGAGATCACCGAAGTCCACGCGATCCACGGACTCGATATCGCCAACGCGCTAACGGTCACGCCTACGAGCAGGACATCGGGCGCGATCACGCAAGCGATCACCGGAGACGGCACAACAAACACCGTAGTCACGAGAGTCTAAGCGGATGCTAGCTTCCCTGCTCATCGCAACGCAGGGCTTAATGCCAAGCCCAACGCCGCTATCCATCGGCGTGCAGGGATTGCTATTCATTTCGGTCGTTCCGCCCGTTCCGGTCAATCCAATCGATCTGCCTGGGGGCGGAGGAAGAGGACGCGAAGAGCGAAAGGTCACGGCCACCGTTCGCGGAGTCCGTCTTGTTTTCTCGGTCGCGAACGTCGAAGCGTGCGCCGGTTCGCGCATTGAAATAGTAGGCTCATCCTGCTTCACCAATGCTGGCGAGGCAGAGCTTTCCGCCAGCACAAGCACGACGGTGATGGGTGCGCGGACTCACTCCAGCACAAATCGTCCGGAGATAAGATTCTCGATGTCGTTCGATGTCATCGGAGGCGAGGAAGAGAACGAGTTAGAAGTTTATCTAATGGCGCAGGCCGCGATGGGATTGCTGGACGACTAATTGACATTTGCGCCTTCGCATGGATGTCATCGAAGGAGTTTCAATCATTTCAATCGGCGAGGCTAAAGGCCACGGGCTTTACGTTGACGAGACAACTTTGATGCAAGTCAAAGAATGCGCCGAGTCATACAAGGGCGGCGTCAAAGTCAATCTGGATCACGGTGCAGGGATAAAAGACATCGTTGGATTCGTTAACAATTTCCGCATCGTCGGGAAACAACTCTTGGGTGATCTCAACCTTCTCGAAACATCGCCTATGCGCGATTACGTCATGGAAATTTCAAGCAAACTGCCGGACACCTTCGGCATCAGCATCGCATTCACAGGCCCGATTCGCGAAGTGGAGGGACTTGCCTTCGCAAGTTGCACCGAACTCTACAGCGCAGACCTCGTGCAAACTCCAGCCGCAAACGCGACAGGTCTTTTCAGTTTTACCGCCAAGCAAGTTGACAGTTTTTCCAAACAAATGACCGATCCAGAAAACACCGAGGCTCCCGAGGGAGAAGTAGAAGTCACAATCGCCGAACTCGCAAAGCGGATGGAAGCTCTTGAGCTTTCGTTTGGAGCGATGAAAACACAGATGGAAGCAATGCTCCCAGCTGAGGAGAAGATGGAGCAAGACGGCAAAGAAGAGATGGCCGCTGAACTCAGCGTCATTTCAAAACTTGAAGCAAAGCTCGACTCGATCATCTCGAACTTCGGAGCCGCTCCAGTAAAGGCATCGGTGATCGCCGAAGAGAAGGCAGTCGAAAAATTCGATCTCAAATCAGTCATTGTGCAGAAGACCGAGGAACTCGGCAGTCGCACCGAGGCTATCCGCTTCGCAATGCGTAACCACCGCGAAGCCTACATCGAGGCACGCGACAACAACGAACTCAATTTTTAATCAAACAAATCTATGGCAACCCAAAACGACAACGGAATCCGGAGCTTTGCTTTCGCTTCCGCAATTACCGCGAACACGCTTGTGAACATCTCAGGCGCAAACGCCGCGCAAGCGGCATCAACCGGCTCTAACCCCATCGGCGTCGTTCAGAATGACGTAGCCGCTGGAAACCAAGGAGCCGTCAAACTATTTTTCCCTTCACAATTCGGCATCCTTTCCGGAATTGCGACAGCCGGTAACACCGTTTTTGCGGTGACCAACGGCCTCATCCTCGGCACTTACGCCAACGCAAGCACCGTCACAATCGGCGTTGCGATCAACTCCGGCGTTTCCGGTGACGTTGTGGAATACGTTCCTAAATTCAACCAATAACTAACCACCCAATATGGCACTATCATACACAACTATCCGCGCCGATATCGCGCAGGCCGTCTACGAAGGCTTGTCGAACAAAAACAACTTGTTTATCGGAACCGAGGTCATGCCAGTTTACTCGTCCGACGTTAAGTCTGGCGCGTATCTGAAGCTGAACATCGGTGATTCTGAAACTCTCAACGACGACGTTCTTAAGATCGCCGCTGGTGCTGGATATCCCCGCACAAGCCGCCGATTCACGAGCGATTCTTTCGACGCGATTGAATACGGTCTCGAAGAGGTTCTTCCTGACAGCAACCGTCGCGATCTCGATAGATTCTTCGACACCGAAGTTAACATCGCCGGAATGCTCTTGCGCCAAATCCAAATCAGCCACGAGGCTCGTGTTGCTACCGCAGCATTCGCCTCCAACGGTCTGACAGCGATCAGCGCAACGGCAGCATACACAGAAGCCAACATCACCAGCTTCGACGTTCCCGGTGACGTGGCCTCGGCCAAGTTGGAACTCGCCAAATTCGGCGTGCTTCCGAACACGCTCATAATGTCCATGCCTTTGTTCGAGCGCATCCGCCGCTCCGCTAAAGTCCAGAACCAGTTCTTCGGCATCGTTCCTTCGGATCAAAGCCGTCTGCTCAGCGAAGGCGAAGTTGCCGCCGCTGTCGGAGTTGATCGCGTTCTCGTGGGCCGCGCACCAAAGAACACCGCCGCAAAAGGCCAAGCCTATGCCGGCGGATTCATCTGGTCGAACACCTACCTCGCACTCGCCACAACCTCCGGCGGAGATTTCTCCGGTGGTGGATTCGGTCGCACGATTGTATGGGCTGCTGATAGTCCCGTACCTTTCGTTTCCGAAACCTACCGTGACGAGGCTCGCCGCGCTAATGTTCTCCGCGTTCGCCAAAACAGCGCAGAGAAAGTTATCGACGGTTCAAGCATCATCCGCATCACCACGGGATTCGCTTAATAAGATTCCCCAGCTAGTTAGCATCGAAGAAGCCACCTCGAAAGGGGTGGCTTTTTTGCGTTGACACGATAACCTTTTTGTAAACATGAAACAAAAAATGAAGCTGGTCGCAGGCTTAATTTGCGGCAACGAAGAACCGCGCATCGAGCGATGCGTAAAATCACTCAAGCAAATCTGCGACGAGATCGTTATCGTTCGCGCAATCGGCGCACTCGCACCAGATCGCACGCTCGACATCGCCAGGGAACTTGGCTGTCACGTTGACGAGTATTTCAATTCGCCGCTTGTGGCAGACTGGGAGCATCTCGACAACTTCGGCGAGGCTCGCAACAAAGCGTTTGCCAAGGCTTACGAACTCGCAGGAAAAGACGGCTGGGTTATGTGGGCAGACTGCGACGACATCATCGAGCCGCACATGGTCGCGCCAACATTGGCCGCACTTGAAGAATGCCCACCGGAACAAGATTGGATTCTCACCGACTACGTCATCCCAGAACAAAGCAAACGCGCACCACGCGAGCGATTCTTCCGCTACCACACAGCGTGGTGGCATAGGCCGGTGCACGAAAACGCGCAACCTACGAAAGATGTTGCGGTCTGTATGCGCCGCGACTTGGAGATTGTCCACGCACCGCCAATCGGGGCGCGCAACAGCAGCGAACGCAACCGCAGGATTCTCATGCATCAAGACCGCATGACTTCGCATTTCAAGTTTTACCTACACTACGAGAACTTTATTGCCGGTAACAAAGAACTCGCGGCCAAATACGGATCGGAGGCATTGGCGTTGACCGATCTCGACGGCGTCAACCGCTACGAAATCCTTTTAAATTGTGCTAACATTACGAGCGGAGAAACCTCGCTCAACCTAGCACGCAAAGCAAAGGCACTTGAACCAAAGCGGCGCGAAGCCTACGGACTTGAGGCAAGCATCTTGCTCGATGATAAAAAATACCAAGATGCGTTAAAAGTCGTAGAAGAAATGCTCGAAGTGCCTACACCGAATTTCCCGCAATGGACGCACCGAAAGGAGTGGTATGGATGGAAGGGAGATCAACTCTACGCATGGACGCTCCGACTGCTCGGACGCAACGAAGACGCCGAAGAGATCGAGCGCGAGACGCTAGCAGGATCAAGCAAGTTTAAAATCTCGCTCGTTCACGCAACGCGAGGAAGGCCGGTGGAGGCCGTGCAATGTATGACGCTATGGCTTTCCCGCGCAACGCACCCAGAGCGCGTGGAACACATCTTTGCGGTCGATCACGACGACGACAAGGCGGACGTTCTGAAGCGATTCAGATCCGTGACGCAAAAAGACCAAGGGTATTCAGTCGGGGCGTGGAACTTGGCAGCCGCGCAAGCAACCGGCGACATCATCATTCAGCTTTCGGACGACTGGGAATGTCCGCCAGGGTGGGACGACATGATTGAGAAGCGTCT